AAACACGAACCTTTTACTGGCGCAGCAGGAGTTTGAGGATAACGGGACTCCTATTGCTGAGACGTTGGGACTGAAACAGCCTGGGGATGACAACTTTGACCGTGATGATCGGGAGAGGATACAGGAAGCGGAGTTTGCCGCCGGAAGACTTCAATTTGAACACACTAACAATGATCAATATAGGTACGAGCAACGGCAAAGCGAAGATGATCCTGTGCGGATCACTGGTGGTGTTGGTTCGGTTCAACAGGACGAGAATGGGAATTGGTTTGCTGTAAAACAGATAGAGGGCACGAATGCCCTTGGTCGAGATTACAGCATTGATCCAAAGGACAACAGGCAAGGTCCGACATTCGGGAAGAATGTATCGAAAGACATAGAGGAGATGTTTCCTAACGAGGTCGCTGCGGCGGGTGGGTCTTCGGATTACACGGGTAGCATAACAGATACGTTTAAGGACACGGATGTAGGTTCATTGGGCTATGACCCTGTAACTGGGACGTATAGCAAGCCTGTTGTAGAGACACCATCTGACATCGCTCAACCTGGAGACTTGGATCTTGATGACGAGATTACCATGGATCCGTTAAGTGAATATGCTCAGAAATACATAGATGATGACATGTCTGGTTTGGATTTACTTGCTGAAGAGACGGGCACAGAGCCAGGTTTTACGCCTACGGGTTATACGTTTGAGGCTGTAGAGGATTTTGACAGGGACGATCAGCTAGAGAAAATCACTGACGTTTACGATTATGATGACTATGCCAAGATGCTACAGGATGACGATGAGACGTACAATGAGCTAACGCCTGAAGGTAAGGCGGCGATTGATGCGAAGGTCGTGAACCTTGCTACTTCTGTTCTTGATGACTTGGACGCGGAGATTGGTCAGACGACGACAGAAGATGCAATCGAAGCTCTTAAAGCTAGGATCGGTTCTCCGTATGAGACGAATGTGAGTGCAGCGGAAGTAGCGGCAACTCTCGGTTTGATTCAAGGCACACCGATTACTCCTGATGAACTTGATGCGTTGATGCCTAATTACAATTTCTTCAAGCCTGATGCAGGGACACAGCTTCTTTTGGAAGGGTCGGGTGCTCTGACAAGTAAGATGATAGGAAACTTAATCAGCGCAGCGGGAGATGTGGTTGGTAGCGAGTTAGTTTCTGAAGCGGGAGAAGATTTACGTGCACAGGGAGATCTCGCTAAATTTAAGATAATAGAGAATCTAACGGAATATGCTCCTGAGACCTTAGATGCATTAAACAGGCCGATCATGGGAGATGATGGCTTTGATTTAGATGCTCTTGCAGCAAAAGCTTATTTTTCATCGACTCCTACTTTATTGGGTTTGGCGGGTATTCCATTTGGAACAACAGCAGCGTTGGTTACAGGTGGTATCATGACAGCGGCTGAAGTTGGAACCGAGGCTAGGGATGACACGTACAATACTGCTATAGAGATGGGATACTCTGAAGCAGAGGCTGAAACTCTTAGCAGGTCGGCCTCCGTAACAGCAAGTGCAATTGGTCTACCGATTGGTGCGATAAGTAACGTCTTATTCTCCACAGTACTGCCTGGATCTGGTGCAGGTTCGATTGCTACTGTAGCGGGTAACATAGTTGAGGAAGCAGTAACTGAAGGATACATTGAACAAAATGCTGCTGCTCTTGCAGTAGATCAACAACTTGGCACTGATAGGTTTGGTAAAGCATATAGTATTGATGAAGGGATCGTGGGTGCTCTTGTTGGTGGTGGTGTTACGATAGCCACAATCAACAACGCTATAAACAAGGCTATTGATTCTCCTGCTCCACCGGGTGGGGAGGCTTCTGCGGGTGGACCGAGTGCCACGGATCTTGCAACTGCATCAGAGATTCTGAACTCTGGTGCTGATGTTTCGATAGTCACGGACAGTAACGGTGATTTAATTATCACGGACACAGGCACTGGTCAGAGTGTAAATGTAGGATCTGTTATTTCTTCTTCGGTTCCGATTAGCGGTTCGGAGACCACGACTGCTGATTTAACGGCTGCGGAGCAATCAGTTGTATCTGGCGCTTCGGATGTGACCATAAACTCTACGGGCGCAGGAATAACTTTAACAAACAACAAGACAGGTTTTACGGCTGTTGTTTCTCCTGGCAGCAATACGAGTGTCATGGATGTGGTCACAGCGGTGGAGAACAACGATTCCACTGGTGTTACAAATGCGGGAGCCACGGTTTCTACAGGGACAGACGGAACAGGAATTAGTAGTCTTACTTCGGGAGCTACGGATACAACGGGAACAAATACTGGGGTAACAACAACAGCAGGAGCCGACTCAACTACAACGACGGTAGGTGTGGGTTCTACTGAGACGATTACATCAGGAGATACTCAGGTCACAACATCTGTAGATGCAAACGGAAATACTACGGTCACAACAACGAATACGAATACGGGGGTTAGTGAGACTACTACGGTTCCTGCAAATACAAGCACGACTATTTCAAGTGGGGTTACTGAGGTAACTGTAAATGCTACCAACACGGGGGCAACTACTACAGCAGTAACTAATACTGGGACGAATGTACCCGCAGCAGTAACTGAAACTGCCACTAACATACCCGCAGCGGTAACAAACACAACGGATGTTGGGACGATTACGACGTTCACACCTGATGACGATGATTTTACAGCAGAGACTACGTTTACGCCTACAACAGAGTTTACACCTGAAGATGACGATGACGAAGTACCACCTGTTGGAGAACAAGATCCGGGGTACACGTCTGGAATAGCAGGATTATCTGGAGCGAGACCGACTGTTGCACCGTATTATCAGCCACAACAAACTGGTCAATATTCCTTCTACGTGCCACAACCGGGAGTGGATCAAACAGTTCCTGCGGGACCAGTGTTTTCAGATCCAACGTCTTACTTGGCACCTACAGCGAGTCCGCAGTATGGGTATGGATACATTGCTCCGAATGCAGAGCTTGAATATTTGAGAAGATTAGCCGAGATTCAAGGCACGGGAGACGAGAAGTTACCCTCTGAAAACTTGATGGATGGCTCATGAATCTACAAACACTTCCTGAAGAAGCGTTAAAAGAAATCTTAGCACTGACTGAGGCTAAGAAAAGATTAGATTTAAGGGAAAAAGCGCAAGAATATTTCATGCCCTTTGCGCATCACGTTTATGAAAACTTTATTGAGGGTAGGCACCACCGAATCATAGCGGAAAAGCTCGAACAGGTGGCGCAGGGTAAGTTGAAACGATTGATTATCAACATGCCACCGCGTCATTCTAAGTCTGAGTTCGCTAGTTTTCTGATGCCTGCGTGGTTTTTAGGTAAGAATCCTAAGTTGAAGATTATTCAGGCCACCCACAATACAGAGTTAGCGGTTAGATTTGGTAGAAAAGTGCGAGATTTGATTGATGATCCCGCATATAAAGAGATTTTTCCTGATACAAACCTCAAAGAAGACAACAAAGGGGCAGGAAAATGGCAAACTGACAAGGGTGGCGAGTATTTTGCGGCGGGTGTAGGTGCTGCGGTCACTGGTCGTGGTGCGGATTTGTTTGTTATTGACGATCCACACTCGGAACAAGACGCTATGAGCGACAGTGCGTTTGATAATGCGTATGAATGGTACACTTCTGGTCCCCGTCAGCGTCTCCAACCGGGTGGTGCGATCATAATTGTTATGACAAGATGGGGAAAAAAAGACTTGACAGGCCGTTTGATGGCTGCACAAGGCGGTGATGTCATGGCAGATCAGTGGGAAGTGGTGGAATTTCCTGCAATCTTGCCATCTGACGCCCCATTGTGGCCTGAATTTTGGGAAAAAGAGGCGTTACTGGGGATAAAAGCTTCTCTTCCTGTGCAAAAATGGAATGCACAGTGGCAACAAACACCAACAGCGTCAGATGCAGCGATTATCAAGCGGGAATGGTGGCAACCGTGGGAAAAAGAAGAGATTCCGCCTATAAAATACATCATTCAGTCGTATGATACGGCGTTTTCCAAGAAAGAATCCGCAGATTACAGTGCAATTACAACATGGGGCGTGTTTGAACCAGAGGAAGGTGGTGTAGATAACCTGATTTTGATGGATGCGCGGCGTGGGAGGTGGAATTTTCCAGAATTAAAAGAAATTGCTTATGAGGAGCACGAATACTGGGAGCCAGATATGGTGATTGTGGAGGCAAAAGCGACGGGCACACCATTGATTGACGAGCTACGTTTACGTGGAATACCTGCTTTGGGCTTTTCTCCAGGCAAAGGAAAAGATAAAATAACTAGAATGCACATGGTTGCGCCATTGTTTGAAGCGGGTGTAGTATGGGCACCAGATGATAAAAAGTTTGCAGATGAAGTAATTGAAGAGGTAGTGTCATTTCCTAATGGCGATCATGATGACTTTTGTGATAGCATGACACTAGCATTAATGCGTTTTCGTCAGGGTGGTTTTATTTCCCTGCAAGGTGAGAACGAAGAAATAGAAGACTATCGTCCTAGAAGGGAGTATTACTGATGGCATTACCACCACTCGTAGATTCAGGGATTAGACCCGAAGATATGGCAGCGGACGCAACGTCTGTTGATGTATCTGTGCCACAGCCTCAAGACTTCACTGGCGGGGCGGAAGTTATAAGTGATGGACAGGGTGGAGCGATAGTGCAAAGCTTGGCGGATATAATCGCAGCGGAAGAAGCTGCTATAGCTGAACCCAGTCACACAGATAATTTAGCGGAGTTTTTAGATGAGGCGTATCTTGGAGAAATCTCGTCAGATCTTCGGGCGTCTTATGAAGATGATCTGGAGTCCCGTTCTGAGTGGGAAGAGACTTATACAAAAGGTTTGGACCAACTTGGTGTCAAGTATGAAGAGCGTAGTCAGCCGTTTGAAGGGGCCTCTGGGGTCACGCACCCGTTAATATCAGAAAGCGTAACCCAGTTTCAGGCACAGGCATACAAAGAGATGTTGCCTGCGGGTGGCCCTGTTCAGGTACAGGTTCTTGGTTTGCAAGATGCAGCCCGTGAGGAACAGGCTTCTCGTGTAAAAGATTTCATGAATTACCAGATTACAGAGGTCATGGAAGAGTTTGACCCTGATATGGATCAGTTGTTATTCTATTTACCGTTGTCAGGTTCTTCTTTTAAGAAGGTATACTTCGATGAAGTTC